GTAATGGCGGCGGCTGGGTTGCTTGTTCCGCAAAAGTAGATGCAACTGTTTACGTGTCCGGCAATGCTCGGGTGTCCGGCAATGCTCGGGTGTTCGGCAATGCTCTGGTGTCCGGCGATGCTCTGGTGTCCGGCGATGCTCTGGTGTACGGCAATGCTCTGGTGGGAAAAACTCCAATTTGTATATCTGGAGCTCGTTGGCATATCACGATAAGTAATAATTTTATTGCTATCGGTTGTGAATGTCATACCGCTAAAGAATGGGCTGAATTCTCAGATGGTGAAATTTCTAAAATGAATGATGGTGCGCTTGAGTGGTGGAATGAATGGCGTGGATTTGTACTGAGCGTGTCTTTAGGACATCAAAAATGACATTTGAAATTATCGACGAACACGAAGCACCATCCCTGATAAAGGCTGCTGGCGAAGTTACCTGTAGCCAGCAGGAATCGTATGAGAATCCCATTGACCCGTTTCTCGGACTGTTCGTGTGCATCGTGTTCGGGATTGGGGCATTGGTTGGGTATGGTTTCTTATTTTTCGGAGGGGTTTGACTATGAACACTGCAATTTTAGTAAACGGTGAACCAGTCGATTATTCGTTCAACTCTGGATTACCTGAAAGCGCACAAGGCTCAATGAAGCGATACATTGAACACGGTATTGAGCCGGGATCGTTCTTGATGTCGGTACTGCGCAATGACTTGAAATCAGCTTGCGAATGTGCAGATAATCAAAATAGATATTTACTTTTTGAATATGTCTCATGGCTCTATAACTATGCGCCTCAAGGGTGTTGGGGAAGCCGTGAAGCCGTTGAAGAGTGGATCGACAAAGCTACGGGGGAAGCATGATGCATGACCACCAACACATCGTCATGCGAATAAACGCGAAGCGCCGCAATCCCGCTTGGCTGCTGAAACTGGCGCAATGGATCGGCAAACTGCGCACAGACCGCCTGCGCAAGCGCGAGTTAAAAGCACAGGGGTTTTCGGATAAGGCGATACGGGGGTTATTGGGATGAACTATAGCGACATGATGAAATTCTGCGATCCAGATGATACACGCTTGTATTGCACCAAGCCGTTTTCGATAGATGGCAAAGCCTACGCTACAGACGTGAAGATACTGATGCGCTTCGATGGTGTTACGGATGTTGATCCGCTATCAGCGGGTAATCTTGCAAATACGGAAATGATTGCCAGAAAAATAGTTGGTTTCTGTGAGGCTGGTAATTTCGTTGAGGGATTCATGCCGTTCAAGGTTGAAATACCTCCATACCCACCATGCCCTATGTGCCTTGGTGTCGGGAAAGTTGCCAAGGAAATCGAATGCCCAGAATGCGATGGCGAGGGTGAAGTCAATATCGGCAAGCACTGGTACGAATGCAAGGTATGCGATGGCACTGGAAACACTGACGATGATAATAAAGATGCCGAAAAAACTATTGACTGCGAAAAATGCAATGGTACTGGCAAAGGCTATCACGCTGTAGATGTGGATGATCGAAAATTTCAAGCTAAGTATTTGGAAAAGATATTAGCTCTGCCAAACATCGAATATAAATTACTTGATGGCGAGCGTGAAATGATGCGTTTTAAATTTGATGGTGGAGTTGGCTGTTTGATGCCCACAACATGAACCAGCAAATCAGACACGCCGAGATTGACCGTCACGCTGATGCAGCACTGGCAGAAATCAGAATGATGGGGCAAATGGTGCGAGATTAGATGCGCGATCTACAAGAAAGCCAGCGATGTGCTGGGAATATAGATTTTTAACCAAGAAGGAGAAACATCATGCACTATCGTAACGGATGTGAAGCAAAGAATGGAGATATTGTACTTAGCCTAGCTGGATATGGCACTACAGTTATCAATGGCCTTGGTGTATTGCATAGCGCAACAGCGGGTAATGATTATTCCAATGGTGCTATTGCACCAATTCAGCCAGTTAATCTTGGGGCTTGCATGTGCGACTGCCTGCACATTGATGACGTGTTGGCAATTCTGGCAGAAAAAGGCTTGGATAAGCGGCCGGCTGGTAAATAAAATGATTTACATATTGTGTATCGTAGCAGGATTGGTCGTCGGCATCGCAATAATGTGGGTGCTGGCTGAGAGTGTTCTGAGGAATTCAGGAATAAATAAACATCGTGGCAGGTTGTTCTAAAAGGCGACGTGATGAAAGACCTCTTCCATAAAATCGTGAAGGATTTCTTCATTTTGCCGTGAGTATTGGCTGGCACATCAGATCGACTGCTCAAATCAGACGGCACAGGAATGCAAGTAAGCGAAGTTGATGCGCTATCTAGCCGCCCTGCTGATGCTGTATGCGTTAAATACCAACGAGGCGGTGATGGTAAGCAAACCATTCGATGCGGAGCATTTTGGAGCGCCTGGAAGCACGGCGACCGATATTAAAGAAGGCACATGCCAGTTAGATGTGAAATTCAAATTAAGAGTGAGAATGAAATGAAAAACAGAATTTACGGTTTTGGAATTGTAGATAAGGCGGGCAACCCATATTGGGATGAAGTGTGCGTATGTGAAGACCGTGAGCCGCTTGATGATATTTGCGCTGACTTGAATAGTTGTAATGGTTCAGCAGAACACGATCATAGAATTCCATATCGTGTTGTCAGACTGTATTTCCAAATGGCGACGAAACGGAACAAATTATGAGTCGCATAGCTGAAGTATATCAAGAACAGCAAGAGCAAGATACCAGAGAGAATCTATCTGGACTTGAAAATACTGCTTATCTTGCGGGGAACTGGCATGAATACACCAGAAGGTTATTGGCTGAGCATGAATTGATCGGTAGGAAGGTTCAATACGAACGGAAACAATTACAAAACTTAAAGGAGCAACATCATGGGTAGACATGCAACTGATACAGGTGGAGGTGAGTTTCAACAAGCTCCATCAGGAAGCCACATTGCAAGATGTATTCGCATCGTGGACTTGGGTACGCAAAAAAACGAATACCAAGGCGTAGTAAACCACAAGAGTCAAGTGTTGGTATCGTGGGAACTTTGCCATGAAATGATGGAGATTGAAGGCCAGCAAAAGCCATTCATCGTTTCCAAGTTTTACACGAACAGCCTGAATGAAAAAGCCAATCTTCGCCATGATTTAATCAACTGGCGTGGACGTGAATTTTCCCCGGAAGAGCTTGTCAAGTTCGACTTGCAAAGCATTCTCGGTGCACCGTGTATTTTGTCAGTGGTACACAATGAAAAGGGCAAGGCGAAGGTTGAGGGTGTGCTTAAACTAACCAAGGGTACTGTTGCGCCGGATGCACAAAACAAGCCTTATGCTTTCTGGCTGGATGAATTCGAGCGGAGCGTATTTGATGGGCTAACCGATGGCATCAAGGCGATCATCGAAAAGTCACCAGAATATCAAGCGATGGTGAAAGCAACTACCCAAGAGTTGGCAAAAACTCTGCCGGGAGCGCATTCGTTTAGCGATTTCGACGATGATATTCCGTTCTAAAGGAGCCATCCATGAATCTATATCTCGACATCGAAACACTTCCCTGTATTGACCCTGCAATAATCTCTGAAATGGGAAGCACCATCACGGCGCCAGGCCAGTACAAAAAGCCAGAAAGCATCGCTGAATGGCTTAAGGACAATAAAGAACAGGCAGTTAAAGAGCTTGTATCCAAAACTTCATTTGATGGCCTATATGGGCGTATCGCGTGTATTGCGTGGGCATTTGATGATGGTGATGTCTATTCAACTTGCGCCAGTGATACTGAGTTGCAGGTTATCAATAGCCTGTATGTCGCTGTTGCTGGACACCTTGAAATTTCCTATCACGGCGGAAAGTCATCTGGTGCGCTTACTGTAGTTGGGCATAACGTAGCTGGATTCGATCTGCCATTTCTCAAACATCGTTCTATCATTCATGGCATTAAACCTGACCCGAGCATTCGACGTGCCATGCTTGCAAAGCCGTGGGATGAATCCATTGCTGACACGATGTTGATGTGGTCTTCCGAGCGTGAAAAACGGGTAAGCATGGATAAACTATGTAGAGCGTTTGGAATTGAAGGGAAAGGAGATTTTGATGGATCAATGGTTGCCGATACGTGGCCTATTGATCCAGAAAAGGTAATTAACTATTGCAAAGCAGATGTGGAGCGTACACGCGCAATTTACAAACGCATGACATTCGCTGCCAATCCCGTGGCGGTGGCAGCATGACTGATGCCATGACCGACAAAGCCTTCGTGCTGGAGAAGTATCCTGATGCTGTTGCTGAGAAAAATATCTTCCCTAAAGCATGGACTATTTTATCGCATCAGACTTGGTGGGAAAGGCGAAGTAATGGCAAAGAAACGTACTGAGGTTGGCCATGACAAAGCTGTATCTGCTAGTAAACACATTGGATGGGAGGGGAGATGATTGATTATTGGTTTGATAATTTTTTTATGCTTTTATGCGAACTACCAGATCGCAATAGTCCAGAAGGTGAACCTAATGCAATAGTAGCAACGAAGCGCGAATTGCGTAACTGTTTGGAAAGTGCAATGGAGGCTCACAAAAGTACACTTACAGATGACCAATGCAATGATTTTCGACGCTTGCCATTAAGCTTTAACGATATGGTTAGGGCAATCTATAACTCAGGAATTCAACAGGAATTTGATGCAAAAGAGTCTGTAGGTAAAGTAATTCAGATGCCAACTTTTGATGGTCATTCCGTTTGTCATGTGATTCTGAATATAGATATGCCAGAGGGGACATTGTTATATAAGCGGCCCGTGAACATTCCCGCCACTATCAACGCAGCATAAAGCAAATGAACAAGGATGTGTGCCTAACCTAAAGCAGACACCCTAACTATCGCCCTTGTAGCTCAGTTGGAAGAGCGCCTGCCTTGTAAGCAGGATGTCGGAAGTTCGATTCTTTCCGGGGGCACCAATAACTTTGGACACAATGGACGTTCTTACGGAGCCTTGGCGATCTCCGAATGACACGCCCACTCTTTCACCGTCCGGCAATCTGTCAATTCTTGTTCGGCGTCTGCGACAATGCCTTTAGTTCGTTGTCTGTCTGAGTCCATGACTCGTCCAATCGCTTCAGATAAAAGCCCGTTGGATTCGATGGGCTGCACGCTAGAGGCGGAGGCGACGGTTGGTTTAGCACAGGATGCGAAGCGCACCCTTGGCACAACAGGCACAGGAGCGTTGCGTAGATTAGTAAGTTCGGTTTGATGTTGTACACGTTGAACCTCCAGTTTGTTGATTAACTCAGTATTGGCTGTGGTAGCCTTGTCGAGCGCAGCTTTATCGGACTTGATTACCTCTTCCTTGCCACTTAAATAGCCTTCATGGTGAATATATGACCCTATGCCCCCAAGAGATAGCAGAATGGCTATAAACGCGGCAATTTTGATTTCAAGTGCGGTCATTATGGTTCCCTCGATTCTATGTAGATCAGGAAGATTGCGAGAAAAATGACAGCCAAAAGTAAGTATCCGTCATACATTTTTATTCTCCTGTGAATTCTGCCAAAGTTTGCAAACAAAAATTGATGTCGTGATGACTTGCACCCCCAACGGGATAACTGGAAACTTGCCGTCGAGTAGGGTGAGGTAAACCATCAGGATCAGGATTGCGGCTACCCACGACAGCATGAGCACCCGTACTGAACTGGTGTTGCCTTTCCCATCTTGAATAGCCGAGTCTGCCATTATGCTATTACCCCATTCGTGATGAATCCATGCCACCCGCAGCCGCCAGTAGGTTTCCCATCTTCATCAACCGTCACGCAGTTGATAGAAGGAGTGATAGTGGGGCTATCACGGTTACCGTCCCAAGCCCAGATGTTGCTCTTGCCTTTCTCTGGACGTTTCACGAATTGCGGGCCGAGCAGTACGCCACAATGTTTGTTGTTCGGGCATATAAAACCGATATGACTCGTAGAGGCTGGGTAGTCACTTACGCCATGCTCACCCATAGTAAACGTTCCAACAGGTGCATCATCAGGCCAAACGTCGTTCTCGTTTCTGGTCATTTTCATGCCGACACCTGCACCGATAGCGTGTGGTCATCAGAAGCCCACATAGCTTCACGAACCGTTCTTGGCATGATGATACAGCCCTCGGAAGCGTTGCCAGATGGGGTAGTATCACCGTGGCAGAAGAAGCCGCCGCGCCCAAACATCTCATTGGCCGGGTCAGGTATCAGTGGGATTGCGAACGGGCCAAGATGCGAGTGCTCTACCGGCTCCCCAAAGGTGTAAGTCCCGCATGGCAGCGGCCCGACACTCTTGACATTCTGCATATCGTGGTTGTTCACGCCTTCAGGGTTCTTGCCCTCATTGCCGCCAGCGTAGCCATTGCCTGCCAGGGCTCCGTCCGGGTCGTTCATCTGTCCCAAGTCTTGTAAATATGTCCACATTACATCTCTCCTGTGCGTTTCATCCCACTCCCGATGCGAACTGCGAATAGATCTGTCAAGCCGCTGCTCATCGGACAAATAGTGGTGCATTGCATGACATCTCAGCCAAGCGGCAAGATTCTCAGCAGTTCTACTATGCACAGCAATACAACGGCTACCCATAACGGGCAATGCCCCATTGCAGACACGATAGCGGCGATGAATGCTGCAATTACTAGAAATCCGATTACTGTAAGCATGTGATACTCCTTAGTTAGGGTCGGTCTTCCGACGATGCTCAGCAAACTCTACACGATCTACTTTTGTGTGAAGCAATTTCTCAATCTCACTTAGTTTTTCGAGAATTGGTTTGGTGATTTCTTTAAGCAATGCTGTGGTGGTGTATTCCTCAGCGACTTTGATTCTAAACATAGTAAATTTTTCATCCAAGCTGTTATGGTCCTGTTTGAATGCATTGGCTAATTTATCCTTTTCATCTAGTACAAGTCTGGCAGTCTTGTCCTTCTCGTCCAGTACCAACTTAGCCGTCTCTTTTATCAGTGCTTCCAACTTGGTAATGTCTAACTGGCGTTGGTTGTCGCGCTGCACCATCAGGTACGCGACCATACTGAAGATCAAACCGCAGACAATGGTGATAATTGCCGCAATAATTGTTGAGTCCATTATTTATTCCTCGAAAACACACCAATGAAAATGCCGATCACTACAAAGTCGTGGCAAAGGCTAAGAAGGCCAATCCGAAAGATTTAAGAAAAATCAGCATTTGCTTCCTTACCCAAATAAAAAAGCCGCTCGATGCGGCTGTGTTTGTTTGATGAGATGACTCTATTACATTGTCGCAGGCATCGAGAATGAAATCTGTTGACTGACTATGAAACTACTAACCACATTTAGCGTGATTTGTCCCGCCACTGAGACCGAGATATAACTTACAATAGCGTTGGTATCCAGACGCACAACAGCTATTCCGGTATAGCCCTGCAATCCTCCTATGGCAGATTTGACCGGCCACGAATCCTGTAGAACATATCCGTTAGCAACAGGGAAAGGACTAGCCGCCATTCGTACATAAAGTCTTACCAGTACCTCTGAACCATTTAATTTGTAGCTGGAAATGGTGTAGTCATTATTTACGTTATAAACTAGAGTCGCGCTCTTTAATGCCAGAGGCATCCAGTAATCATGGTAATAGAGGGCATCGTATTTTGAGCAGCAACTTAGCCCCAGTCGCTTGGCGATTGTTTCAGCAATCCACTGGTGTCCGTATTTATTAGGGTGACTTCCATCTAACCACATTGCTATCGTGGTGACATAATAATTAGGTCTATCGGTGATATTTCCATTAGCCGGAGTCCATCCCTGTAGAGATTCGTGGTTTTTGAAAATCTCTCCAGGTAAGTCAATATAAATTCCTGCCGTATCCGCTGCGAGCTTTCTCAGAAGTTGACGAGTTCGACTGGACGTATCTGCGTACCAACAGAAATCAGGCACAACAATCCTTACACCGTATTGTTTCGCGTAAGTCGTAATCCACCCACAGACTTGTTGCAGTAGCGCATAGTAGGCATCATTTGCGCCTCCTGCTATAAAGTCGCCAGAACCAAAATCATTATGTCCCAATGCTACAATCATCATGGAAGATTCTTGCATCAAGGTTTGAATAAGAGCTTGACTCGTATAAGCCAGTCTGCGACCACTCTCTGAGAAGTTATTTAAGACTGGCGTAGTAAGAGAATTAAGATAACTTATGCCAATAATGTCAGGTTGAACAGACCCTGCTGTAGATTGAATTAAAATGACTGTCGAACCATAGCCATTATCAGTAAGAGTTACATCTTGATAACTGTATGAAGCTGCCCCTGCTGTTGTTACTGTTGCAGCAAGAACACCAGCGACAGTAATAGTAAAGGGAACACTACTTGGACGAATGCCGTAGAAAATACGGGCATACCGAGTAAATGACGGAACAGTGATAGTAATAGTGCTGGTAGCATCCCCTGCACGTTCAGCCACTCCTGCCGGATAGTTATTTGCTTCGGTAGGTATAAGTGCTGGGCTGATTCCTGTCCATGCAGTTCCGCCAAAAGATACTTGATGAATGTCATTGGTAGTGGTTCCGCCACTACCAAGCGTAAGCATATTTACAAAACCATAGTTCTGGGCGTAATCAGTTGGCTCAACTTCTGCATTCCAACATCTCTGGAAAATTCGTACCCAACCATGTAGAAATGTGTTTAGTGATTCATAGCCATGCGAAATAGAATCCCCAAGAATAGTACAATTTTTATTGGCAGCAGTAGCGTTGTTTGGGATAACTCCAAACGGCAAATCCATGTTTAACGCACGAGTCGCCTCTTGTACATTCGTCGCAATCGCATCGCTTGCAGGGTCAATGTAGCCGATTATGGATGAACCGGAAGAGGCGGCAACATCTTGCAGAAGAACATCGTATGTTGTATATGATGTTCCGTTGAAAGTTGCGACAACATCATATCTACCATCAGCCGCATAGAAGAAATATCCACCTAGATTTGTTCCGTTAATAAGTGGAGCGTTTGGTAGAAATGGTTGTGGAATGACTGATCCGGTATTATTGCTATAAACTACAGCACCACCACCACCATGAATGTTTACCGTTATGCTTGCTGTTGGCTGAATGGTTCCGCGTGAATCTATTACTACATCGTTATATCTTTGCATTTCTATTCTCTGTTAAAGGTTAGTATCTGCCAAATCAGTCCAGCCAAGCGTAACTATTCCATAGCCTGTTGCTGTGTTATTTTCACGATGCCGTATTCGTCCGGAAGTGTCCGTCCAACATGACGCTTGTCCTGCTCCGTTACTGCCAAATGCAACGTCTTGACCATAACCAAAAGAGGATAATGGTGATACAGATGCACTTACTGCAAGATCAGCATTAGCAGGATCGGATATGTAAATTCCACTTGAAATATTATTAGGAGCCAAACCAAGTGCGAAAAATCCTTTTACTTTCCTGCCCAACGGAACAGTACAAGTAATAAGAGCGGCTGTTGCTGAACCACTGTAAGTTGCACCACCTTCAAGAATGGGAGTTGACCAATAGAACTCTCTGCCCATCTGAGTAAAGGCTGTCCAGTTCTTTCCGCCATCCAGCTTGCCCGCTCCGATGTAACGATATTGCGTGTAAGTAGCTGGTAATGTAGGTAGAGAAGAAGATAAACTGAAAATCAAATCCACATTTTCCGAACCCAAATCAGACGCGGTTCCCGACCCTGCCCCAACATCTGTAGCAGTAAATACCAAACCTACAGTATTGTAAGCAGCCCCGATCAGGGTGAAATCTGTTGTGCCAATCGTGAGTATCCTATAGACATGAGTTCCAACAAATGAACCTGCCGTAATGGTTTGATAATGTTTACCGATCAAATACCAGTAATACCATGTAGAAGCCGTTCCACCTGTTGCTCCTGTATCCAAAGCACCACCCGCAGACCCTACCGTCCACGAAGCTGTCGATTTAGTGAAGGCGGCAATGTTTAATATCGCAACTCTTGTGCTATCAAGAGCAAAACCGGAAGCGATAGACATGGTTGTAGAACTACCAGCAGTTGACATTCCCAATCCGTTTATGTTCGACCCAACAGCAAGCGCAGCATAGTTGGTTGTGGCAAGGTTTGCGGAATTATCCCCGAGTGCTTGAGTAGTTCCTGTTGTTAAGTTTGGTAGTGCAGGTGTTCCTGATAAATTGGCTGCTTTAGTAGATGAAGTGGCTAAAAAAGGAACTACTGCAAATAACTGACAAGTTGAAGTTGTATCCAACAATATCTCGTACCAACTATTAGCGGCTATTTCTCCACCGATACAAGCTATTCCATTATTCTGAACAGCGATTGTTGAAAGTGCTGAGATCGCTACAGTCGTAGCTCCACTATTAGGAGCAGCCCCTGACTTGAATCTGAATACTTGTCCAGCAGCATAAGCGGTAATCGCAGGTAATGCAGAAAGCGTCAGAGCATTCGCAGTTCCACCAGCAGTGCCGCACCATGAATAATACTCAGCCTGGACTTGACCTAAATTTACTGAATCAGTAGCAACAGTTCCCGGAGCCAGGCCAGTAATCTTGAAGTTGTTAAACGGGATATTAGCTGTTATCGGTGTCTCTCCATTTGCCGCTACTGAGCCGGTCAAGGCTGTGGCTATATCCGTCATGGTATTGTTTTGCGTAGTTGACGATATGACGGTTCCTGTTACAACAGGGTTGCCTGCTGGCAAACTATATGTGCCTGCGCCGTTACGAGCCATAGTGATTCCTTTTCAATAAAAAACCCGCCGAAGCGGGTTATACTTTCCAACTATAGAATAAAATTCGCTTTAAGCGAGAATCAGGCATTGTTCTCCATAGCCATTTTTTAATCGGACTACAAATTAGCCAAAGAATAAGTAGGGCGATAAATGGACGAAGTAAAATTCCTGCTAACCAAATCATTGTGAGATAAGCCCCGCTGTTCCTGCACCCAATGTTCTGCCTGTATTTTGCAGTAATTTTGCAATCAACGCAGCATTCGGACTTGATGCTTGGTTTACTAAATAATTCTGGATTGGTTTATTGTTTACAAGAGTCTGGATAAGTTTAGGTAACGCTAAACCTGCTCCAGTAGTAGCAGCACCATACAATGCTCCCTCCATCGGATCGTGACCAGTCAAACCAGCAGCCAAAGCCCCTACTCCACTACCACCACCAGTTAGCAATGATTGAATCATAAGCCTTTGAGCCGTTCCTGAATCCTGTATTTGAGGACGTACAAATAAATTACCTGCTCTTACTAAATCATTCAACGAACCTTTACCAAGTGCTTTACCCTCTCTACCGATATTTTGTGACAAAGCCATTCCTAACTGTGCTGGTGAGATGTTCCCGGCTAAAGTAGATGGTGAATTTCCACCCATTGAACCAATGACAGTTTTAAGGTTTGCATATTGCCCACTCAAGTCGCGGAACTGTTGACCTGTATCGCCAGGCAATTGATCTCTGAAAGCACTGTCTAAAGAACTCTTGATCTGTCCATAGTAACTTGAAAACTCATCGCCTTTTTTAGCCAATATATTAAGTGGTTGCCGCCATCCCTGATAATTAGAGCCTGACATATTTCCATCTTTACCGACCTGAGAAAGTATCTGGTCAACTTGATCGGCTATTTGACCGGCTTTTGCTGGTGGAAGATGCTGACTGGCATTATCAACAATCGACGCAAGTTTATCAATAAGACCTTGGTTGAAATCCAGCACATTGCTTTTTGCAATATCGCCGAGTTGAGAACCTACCGTTTGTTTACCAGCAGCTAGAACATCAGGTGTTGCAACATCAGCAGTTATTCCTGCTTTGTTTAACACAGCACTATTAAACGCGGACTGTTGAGCATTCCTTTGAGCAATCTCTGAACCGGATGTAAGTGGTAGATTTTCTAATACTGAATTAACTATCTTTAACGGCTTAGAGCCAATCTGTTCAGCAGCATTCAACGGTATCCCGCTATCGGTAGCAACTTGCGCCAATCTACTTTCTTCTGGCGAAAGATTGCTTTTGAAAGGTCGTACTATTTTCCCTAGAGTATTTCCGATCCCTTGACCAACTACCCCTGCTCCACCACCCAATAGGGTATTTCTAAGACGTTCTGAACCGTTGACTGTTGGTTGAATTGCGCCAAGAGTAGCACCTAAAGCCGCTGCTCCTGTATAAGTATTGACTCCTGGTACTGTCATAGCCGGCAAAGTAGCAGCGATGTTCCCAGTCAAATTCCCGCCCATACCAGCTTTGGTATTCATTAGTGGAGCGTCAAGTTGTCTGGTGTTGGATACATCTTGATTGGTAGAAGAACCGAGTCCAGTAACTTGTCCAATTCCTGTACCTAAATCAGAAAATGCCTTGCCCGCTCCAGCAAGAAAGTTCTGAGTATTTTGGGAAATTGGAATATGCGTATCCATACCAGCAACATTCAGAGTGTTGTTATAACTTTGTGTTGGACTACTAGCAGATTGTAACTTAGAAATATCGTACCCATTGGATGAAAGTTTAGTCGTTAAATCGGCTTTACTCATACCATCAGGTACGTTCTGGATAACGGTTCCATCTGGAAGACGAACATCCATTATTTCAGACTCCCAAAGTCAACTACTTTATTTTGCCCTGATGAATCATTTTGCATAGGAACCTGCTGTGTATTTGTAGTTATCCCCGGTTGGTTAAGGGCAGGAACCACATTTTTAGCTGCTGCCACATTATCGAGAACCATTTTTCTTAAATCTTGAAGTGCTTTCAGTCTAGCAGCAGGGTGACTTTCCATAGGAATGCCACGTTGTTCCTTAATAGCATCTATCACTCCGCCGCTCATTCTTGGCGCACCAGCGCCTTGCATATCCTGAATACCATTCAAAATAGCCGTTCCAGTCAACTGTTTCCATCGTTCTGCTCCTGTTGCTGCTTTACCACTTCCACCTCCACCTAACCAATCAGGTAAATTTATATTCGATGCTGTTACTTGAGCATTCGCACCTCCCAATGATCCATAAGGTACTGAAGGATTTAATTGTATTGCTTCATCAATAGCAGAGAGTAAAGGCTTTGATTTTTCCTGTATATTAGCTGCTTGGATAGCAGCAGTTGCCTTTGCCTCATTAACTTTAGCTTGATCTGGGGAAAGAACTGCACCACCTGGAGGTTGCGGGTTGTTACTTGGACTGGTAGGTTTTGGGTTTGACAAACCTCCGCCAGCATATTTAATTTTTTGTGCTGGTGTCATCAAGCGAACACTTCCGTCTGGCATAGTAACTTGTGTAGGCTCTCCGTATGGAAGTTCTGCACGTTTTATTTCTCCAGCTTTTTGAACATCTATCCCAGCTAGTGCTTGAGTTAAACCTGACCTATAGTTTTTCTGTTCAGGAGTTGGAGTATATTGGCTGGCATAAGCATCCCCCATTCCTTTACCACCAAGATCGCTGATGATACCTGCTCTAATCAGATTGGACATGCCAAAAGGCGTTTGACCTTGTGGTTGCTGAGGTTGTTGTGGAAGTGGTAGTGGTTGCTGAGGTTGTTGTGGAAGTGGTAAACCACCGCCCTGCGATTGAGGCATATTAGCGATGGCTTGATTAGTTAAACTTCCGGTCATAGGTGCGCCAGAGTTCATTGATTGCTGTGGATAAACAGGCAAAGAGGTTTGTGGTTGTTGATTTCCATTTAGCATATCCATCAAAAACTTCATGTGTTGTTGTCCAGCCTGTAACCGTTCATCTTTGTTTTTTGTATCAAGATGATTAGAAGCAAGAGCCTGACCTATTTTAGCCATACCCTCCCAAGGGCTTTGCCTGATCGCTACCCCCCCTATGGCTTGTGTTGGCCCCATAGATGACATGGACTGTTCCCTTAATGCTTGGGCGAGTGCCATCCTTCTTTGAAGGTCAATCTGGTCTGATGCGTATTGCGGATCTAGTTGTGAGAGAATATCTGACATGATTACCTCTATGCAAATGCGGCAATAGCCGCTCCACCCAAACCGAATAAACCCTGATTCATGGAGTTTTGTTGTCCAACCTGTGCGTTGTAAGTATTCATCAAACCACCATAAAGAGCGTTTTGCGCGCCGGTTAAATCTGCTCCAGCGGTATAATTTTGCTGTGATATGGCCGGGTTCTGGATTTGTCCACCTTGTTGAAGCCCTTGCAAGGCTGTAATAGGCATCAGTTGTTGTTGTAGTGCGTCTTGACGCGCTTGTGTATCCAGTCCTATTCCCTGTAATGCAGCTTGCGATTGAGCGTCATTTTGACGCTGGCTGTTTAATGTCTGGGCTGTATTGTAGGCTTCCGATCCAATTCCTATACCTTGATTGGCTAATTGAGTATTCATGGTGTTTGTGTCTCGTTGTTGCTGTGGAGCAAGTCGAGCCATGATTGCATCTTGAGCGGTTTGTCCCGGATTGATAGGAGCCGCAGGAGCGTTGTTTAGATTAAACCCAGCCCCTTGATTGTATAACCCCTGCATCTGTGGGTTAAGTGATGTATTTTGTGTCCATTGCGGGTTTTGAGCAGTTCCGCTATTTACCCATTGAACACTACCATTAACGCCGTTCTGGTTCGGTCTGTTGGCTTGTGTCGCAGTGGTGGCGTTTGCAAGATTGCCAGCAGCAGTTTGTTGAGCAGCACTTGTATAATCCGGTGGTGCAGGCGGTTTGCCACCTTTCCCGCTCATGCCACCAAGAACATTGGGTACGCTGTATTTATTTAATACAGCAGTTGGATCAAGTGAATTTGAACCTGACATAACAATCTCCTACATGAATTTAATGCAATCTTGCTTATTCAATGAAAATATAACCATATCCCCATCCGGCATGGCATGAGAAATCACTCCGATCTGTTTAGAGCCGAAGTGTTTTACTAACCTCAAACTTTTATGATTTTTGCTTGATACCGTAGATATGATGCAATTTACTTTTGCAACATTGAAAGAAAAATCCAGTATCGCTTTCAGGAATTCTCTAGTGATCCATGTACTACAAGCTAACGTGCAACACATAGATGCTTCGTTATATTTGTCGAATATGACACCAGCAGTTATATCTCCATTCTGTACTTGACCTATTGCTCTTGAGCTATTAGGGAACCAATCACCATTGACTTCTTTAGCTACCCAAAGTCCCGCTGCATCTCCTGAGATTATCAGAGGACGCTTCCCAACTCGAATACGACATCAGTTGCTACCCAATGAGTTTCTATTCCATTAGCTACAACTTGCAACTCTATTCCACCGGCCATTCCTATTCCTGTAACCCCTTGCCATAAACGAGACAACCCAAGATTATCAGCCCATACAGCCATGTCCTCGAGTCCTGTATCCCAAGTACCGTAAGTAGTTGCCACAACTGAAAGAGGTTGATAATTGCTGTTAGTTGTAAAATCAGTGTTCATTTTTGCAAATATCGCGGGAGTGCCATTTGTTATTAGAGTGGGTCTAACCATCGTGAAGCGTTTTTGCTTCCCTGGCTTACTGAAATAATTAAACGCCTGTGCAGCATCAGCTTGGATATTGGTCGCGTTATCGCCAAGGGTATTCCATGCTTGTCCTACATACCCATTACTACCAAAATAAAGATTATCATTCCAGACTACCCAACAATTAGCATTCCATCCGGTAAACCGCGCCCATGCTTTTGTAATGGTGTTCATTACATACTGCTCCTGACTTCCTACTGCTACAGGAACATTCAAGACGAGCATATTGGCCTTGGCGAAATACTGTGTTTCCCAACCAAATGTTGCACTGTAAAGAGTTACCGCGTTTGAAATGGCGTATTGAATCTTGTCGGTTAATGAGACTCTCGGATCAAGTCTGGATGATTGCAGGGCAGCTGCAAGAGGTAGCAGACCGTCTTGTGAGATGATAAGTAAGTCTCCTCCATACTTCATCAGGCATCTCTTCCCGACTGGAGAACCTAAACTCCATATTCCAGCCAGAAACCATGTAGTCGCACTAGCTGGGTCGGTTCCTCTGTAAACAATGACATCGCCTTTATTGGTAATAAAGACCAACATATCATCGACACCGTAACCGGCATCTATAGTCCATGCACCCATAGCGACTAAATAACCGCCATTGCGGGCTACAGATTGAAGCGGAAATTGAACTGCTGCACCTGCGATAGCTGAAGTGGGAAGATACCAAGCATTAAGGGTGTTTTTTTCAATCATCCAGACTCGGTACTTGAATACCGAAATATCTGAAACATTGGATGTATCAAGGACGCTTATATCGTGTGCGCCGTCACCGTCTTTCCACCAGTTAGTACCGTCATATCCTTGGAGCTTATCATTGCCATTTATGTTGAGCATGAAGTTACCACCAGAGGTAGCAATGTTCACAGACTCAAATCTGGCATTACCCAATCCTGTAACCACCGCTGCACCGACCGCGCCACCAGCAGAAACATTAAAAATCTTAGTACCGGCTGCTGCAAACAATTTATTGGAATTACCGCCAGCATAAGGGAGCAGGCTTTCAACCTGATTTGTCAGACCTGTAGCGAATTGTGTGTAACCTTTCCTGACTATCAGGTCAGAAGTCCCAGGCCACCAGTTCGTCATGGACACAGCATCAAGAGGATTCATTTCTCCCCAAGCATCACGCGCATTCCAGCCGCCCAAAGGTGCAGGCAATGAAGTTGATATGGCAGCCATGTTTAGCCGTAACCTGAATCAGGTACGTTTTGTATGCCGAGCAACGAGGAAGATAGACGCGGAGCAAATGAAAGAGTAGGAGCGCCGGAATCGGTAGCTTTGGAGATGCTTAAATCAGCGTTATATTCTGCCCTTAATACAGTTGCATCGAATCCTTTAGCCTCAAAATACTTTTTCTTGAGACCGAGAACCATTAGCTGATCGGGGAAAATACATTTATCAGTGTCAAGGGTAAAAGACCTCTTGCCCGTTCCGTAGGAGTCAGCAACCCAATTCTGGCTTACATATTCTATCCCTATGGTATCAGCAACAGCTTGAGGCGGCCATATTTGAAAGTACCCTCCCATGACGCGGAAACGCAATCTAGGACCGGAAGAAATGAATCCTGATTTAAGCCATTGCCATTGCTGAGAAGTATCCGGCCCTAACATTTCCCAATGCTTAGACTTATCCCACTGAGTTCTGTCTACAGGTCTGTCATAGTCATTAGGCATCTCATACTTGGTTTTGCAGAAATTCAGCGTAACCGTTCCTGATACTGAAGCTGCTTGGGTTGCGGTGACTTGGACTGAGCTGTCATTGGTTGAGATGTAGGTATCTTGCGGAAAGTTGGTATTGATAATCGAGTATGTATTATCCAATCCGGTTGTTGAAGGAATCCCGGTTATTACTGCCGATCCTTTGGTAGTGGTTCCGGTTGTGGTTACAAACTGAGTCACATATCTATATTCTATGAGCAAATTCTGCCAGTCATATTGACGTTGCAACTCATAACCAACCGCGTTTAGAAGTGCTAACTGTTGGGTTACATCCTGTGTTGTATTTCCACTCACATAAGTTGGGACGTTTAATCCCAACTCTCCGGTAGCTTGCTGGATCAACTGCAACATCGAAGATGCAGATTGATTTATCAGCACTACCGGAGTGGTAGATGATGGTGGATTTACAATAATAGGCATGGTTTATTCCTTGTCAGCTTCCTTAACTTTTGGCTTCGGGCCGCGTCTCTTTCCAGCAGGTTTGGTTTGCAAAGCATTAGTCAGTGCTGCTAATTGATCTTGCAATGCTTTCAGCGATTGCTTGTTTTCAGAAAGTTCCGCTTCCAATTTCTTGGTCTTATCGTCAGTTTCAACGATATGTGCATCTTCATTGGCAATCTTCATAAACCGTTGTGCGTGTTCCCTTAACTTGAATGGTGACATTCCAACAATCATTTGAATACTTCCAAGTTGAGCATCAGAAGCATTTGCAATGGAATCGACAGTAAAGAATTTCAGAGCCTTTAATTCTTCTACCATCGCAGGAGTGAGTCTAGGCCATTCAGCTAATGGAGTCCCAATCTCTCGTTGATCGCCTGCCATGTTATTAGCGTAATGCGCCCATTGTTTCGGCCAGCGTTTCTTGTGGTCTTCTCTTACAGGCTGGTCTAATTCTGTTGCTATGTCTCCGGGAATCATAATTTTCACGAAATCAACATCAACATAAATTTCCCTGCCTTGTTTCTGTGATTCAAATTCATGTTTGATTGCTTTTTTATAGAATACTGCGGGTAAACCTGCATCTCGTACATCTGTTTGAAGTCCTGCCATTTTAATGCTCCTAAGTAGTTAGGTGCGCGAAATGCGCCTTACGATGAAACTATACGACTGGAGGAACACTACCTTTGAAATAATTTCCGATAGCGTGCCAAAGCGCACTCAACTCTGCCTCAGTCTTCCCAACAATCGCTGCTGGCAATGCGGCTACCTCAGCTTCCAATCTAGTAACTTCAGCCTTTGCTGCTTCCAATTCTGTTTGTAAGCTCATATCATTCTCCTAGTAAGTTTTCCTGCGTTGATTTGACCCATGCCAAGTAAGGGAGTAATCCATCGCCATGCACGGTTATATTGCATCCTAATTGCCTTAGTTGATTCGATAACTGCTGCCACTGATTCACTTGCGTAATCATCCAAGGTGTAGATTTGAACTTACGTCCCTCGACTTCAGCTTCTACAACATCGCTTTCGTCCTCTTGCGGATAAGCATGTCCTTCATCTTCACGGATACTTGAATCATAGCCATAAAGATGAATGTCCCTGAAACCTTGTGTATAGGCTAGACTCATCGCAATAAGCCCTACAGTAGAACCGCCTCCTATTGCCTGGATGGGTCGATCCCCTGGTATGTATTCTCCGACATGAGGAATGTCAATGTGGAATAAGGTTGTCGGTTCATCCTTGAGCCAAGAAAAAATAATTGGAGCGCACTGAGATGCAATAAAATACTCTTGTGCAGGATAACCAGAGACAAATGGTGCATTACTCACACGCGAGTCAATCATCACTAACCAATCTGGAGGTATGTCATTCTCGACCAAGAACTCAGCCGATCCATTAAGCCCAACTATCAAAGCTCCTTCTTGCTGCAAGTCTCTAATTTCGCCCAGCGAGTCTTTAAGCGAAGGCGCACCACCACAGAGAACAATTTTTCTGTCTGTCGCTGGTTTAATTTCTAGCCAAGGCAAATCAAGGCTAGATGAATATCTGATGTTTTCTTTTACCTTAGTCAATTCCGTGTTACAGATCACTTCAAAATCAGTCGTAGCATAAGGGTCTTTTTTCCAGAACAACTTTACCCATCCGTCTACTTGATGAGGTCTGGGTAGTCCATGAAAACATACTATGGAAGTCTTAGGCGGTATCCCCAAAGTTGCGTGTGCTTTGTAAGATATAATTTTCTCAGGAAACAGGTCTTGCACATAATCCGCTCTTACCATGCTTTCAATATAGACTTGGTCGCCACCTTCAATCTCAGGTTGACCGTCTGCGATGAAAGAATCCGTGATTTGATGCCCATAACCACCTCTCCATAACATCACGCCTGACCCATATCCATCGGGTTTGTAGAAGTCTCGGAGAAGCGCAAAATCACCTGTATATTCCGCCAGATGATCTATATTGCCTGTAATGACAGTATCAAGGTCAAGGAAAATCACTCTCCCCTCTGTGAATTCCTTAAACAAGAATAGTTTGGCAAACCATCCGTTCCCCTGAATAGGTCGAGTTTCGCACTCTATCCCATCTGGATTGTCGGTAAAGCATACAAACTTGTGAGGCACGGAAAGATTCAACTCAACTGCTTCATACAGGATGTTCACATACTCAGCCCCGCATCCGGCGTAGTTGTTATTCATCACGCAACAGACTGTCAGCATTTGAAAACCGCCGTCCAAGGGGTATGTTTAGCGTGTATTACACAATCTAATCCATCAGTCATTGATTCATATTCTGGACTACACATAGCCGCATCAGCATCGTGCATCACGATCACTTTTGCAATCTTCGCCAGCTTTGGAATCCATTTAATACGGTCAGATGTTAATTGTTCATTATCTAGGAATACCAAACCATATTTCCCTTCTGGTTCCCATGTAGCCCAATCTACTATTTCAACTTCTGCAATATCACGGAATCGGTCAGCCCATACAGGGTCAGACGATTTAATCACCAAACGATTACCGCGATGTTTGGCAATAGCTGATAACAATGGAGTAGAGTAATCACCACTCCCCAATTCCAGAATATCTCCCGTTGTTGCAAGTGCAGCCTCAATCAAGGCGTGTTGATGCGTTGCGTATGCGTCCATTCAAGTATCCCAAGTGGTTGGTAGGCTTTAAGCTGCCCTCCGCGAGAAGGGCAGACAAAACCTACTAATCAGGTTACTTGAGACTGAAGGTGAGGACGGTGTATCGTCACCAACACAGTAGCACTTGCAGAGGCAGTTGTTAGCAACTGTGAACGGCAAGCAACCACTTGAAGACCAGCCGAGGCCAAAGCCTTGACTTGTCCGGCAGTTGCAGAGATATAAACAGCCACATTCGGGAGAATGATAACTGCTGTCTTCGCCAGTTTCGCTGAACCGGAGATTTGATACCAGCCCCAAGTCGTCCCTACGATGTTCGCTGACATTGCCACAGCAACCGGCATAGCCTGAACAGCGGTATTGACAGCAAGAACAGTAGCAAAACTCGCCGAGTTGTAACGCACCAACGAACCGACAATGGTTGATGCTACCCCAGCCAACAGGATAAACTCACCCATACCCAAAGTAGGATCTTGCGCTCTTACGATCATCCCTGGATACAAGGGTGGAGATGGTATCGCAGTAGTGCTACCACTGGAAACGGTTGAAGGGGGCAGATAGCCAGAATCAAAACTGGAAATCGGCAAAACATTTGCAAATGCTTCGGTAATTGTATAAGCCATGATTATTCCTTTCTAGGCAATTAGGACACCCTGCAAGCTCGAATTGGAGCAGGTCAAATTCCCGGCCCAACCATAGAGTCTTACAGTAGCGTCTTGATTCACGGCTTCACGTTGACCGCCGATTGCCTCAAAATTACGATTTGCATGAGGACGCAAATAAATGTAGTCCGTATTCAGGAACCACATGTGGTTAGCTGTAGCAGCCGATCCGATACCACCACCCATCACTACATCAGCAGAAGTCCCGCCACCGTAGAATTTCAGGGAGGCAAAACCTGCCCCTGCTTCGTCGGTAGAAGTCACACGCTGGATAGCTTGGAGGGAATTGACATAGAGACCGTAGTAAGTCGCATCCGCCACAATCAGGTCAGCATGATCGGTATTCCGCACTAACTTCAGTGCGAGAGTCGTCATATATTGCTGAATGTTCGCTGCTGAAACTGCCGCGCCACCGTCTGTCACACCTGAGTATTTCTGAGATTGCCAGAAACTCCAGGTAGTACGAGAGATACCGCCATAAGTACCGGAAGTAGGTGCATCTGGTACAGCAGCAGCTAGCCCGGTGATGTTCTTACCAGAGTTGCCAGTACCATCCAGATAAATGTCCCCATTGATACGATTGGTCAGGCGCGCCTCTGATACTTTCATGCGTCCTTCCATCAGGTCAATGATCTGTGCTCTGCCGCTATTCTGCAACATTTCCAAGCCACTGATCGAAACTGCATCGGCATATTGGGTCAGTGCAAACTGTGCGGCAGAAATTGGGCTATCGGGCGTAATGTTAATTAGCTCGTAACCACTGTAAGAAGCTGAGTTGTCCGTTGTGGTGTCGTTGTAATATATTTCTTCAAATATAATCCGACCTCCACTGAACGGCTTAACATTCCCGCGCTGATTCAACCGCTTCAGCAGGGGACTGTTGTTTGTCATGTTATCCGCCAACACGCCATTACGAGCTTCAATCGTAGTGGCGATTATGTCGGAAACACTGCTATTCGCAAAGCTCACGATAATTCTCCTTAATCAAGTTAAACCCTTTGCTCGGCGTGTTGGTCATATGCTTCTTCCAACATTCCACGCAAATCCTTTGCCGGTGTCTTCGCTTTTCCCCTCGGTGTAGAGGATTTGTTAGAAATCACTTTGGCTTTGGCCGCTACTGCAACTGCTATAGCATCGGGCTGTTGAACCTTGACTTGTGAAAGTCTGGACTCAATCAAATCCTCAATGGGTTTAGCAGCCATTGCATAGGCCGTTTGTGGATCGGGGGCTGTACCTGATTCGAGTAGTCGAGCCATGTTGCTCCTTACCATTTCAAAATGCGGGTATTTATCCACATTCTGGAATTCTGATAAAACTTTGTTTACTTCGTTTTGTTCCTGTTGCTGCCTCCATCCCGTAACCTCAGACATGCCAGTCTTGACCTGTTGGAGTTCGTTCATTAAAGCAGTGATATTAGGATCGAGTTGACCCTGTTGAGCTTGAGACACAGCATTGAGAGGAATCCCGTAGGACTGTGCCAGTTGTTGAAACATATTCAATTTCTGTTCTGCACTTCCCATAGATAACATCCGATGGGCGTTAAACAGATTTTTCACCATATCCACAGGCTTGATATTGTGTTGCTGTAGCTCTGGAATGTAAGGTGCTATTGCGTCTTTCAGTTCTTTTGCTGAATCAGCTTCAGCCTTGTAAGTCGAGACTCCAGACTTGAATTCGTTTTCTCGCTGGTTGGTATATTCAGCTAGTTTCTTGGCTTCTTGAGCATCCAATGGAAGACCGGCTGCGAGTTTGTCCCAGACTGGTAAATAGTCCTTTTTCCAAGTGGTGGGACGCTGAATCGGCTTGACTTCAGGTATTGCCGCTACAATCGGTTCTGGAGTAATGGCTTGTGATTCGATTGGCTTTTCTTCGGCTTTAGCGAATTTTCCATGATAGTCTCGCACCCTCTCCGCTTCAGGTGTTTCAACAATAGGCTCTGCTGCTGCTTCTACTATTGGTTCTGGTGTATCCGGTACGTCGTGTTTATCGAATGCTGCTTCCAACTGTTCACGCAAAGTAATCTGCGACATGACTGCTCCTTATCAATGAGCCGGACTTCCACCGGCCCCCAGCGTCTCACGACGTTAGGATTTAGCTTAAAATTAAGCTGATTAAATCAATAGACTAAAACAAGATATTGAGTACTTGTAATACGGGTAAATAGAGCGCCTTTATATGTCAGCACAGAAAAAGCAGCCGCAGCCGTTCCCACACCAGTACCTGTTACTGCGATACCCGCTACACTCTGAGGCCATACTTTCAATGTCGATCCAGAGTTATTAAAAACTTGCTGAGAATCGCCAACCATACAAGTCAATGCCACTCCTTTTGTATTATCACCACCAGCCACTACACAGTTAGATGATGTTAGGGGAGCGGCATCCCCGATTACACTTCCAGTTGCCGTGATAGCAGCATAACCACCACCTATTGCTGCAGCTTGACCAGCGGAAAGGCCGCCACCCATTAATTCTTTTGCTAGTGCCATGATAAATCTCCTTACTTTGTTGAATAAACCGACCGCTCGATTGCTTCACGCAAACCCTTGGCCGGTTCAATGGGTTTGGTTGTTACTTTTTCGTTGCCTACTTCCGTACAGTTGTGATCTCGCAAGTGATTACGATGCTTTGCACGGCTATGAATAATCTCGCCAGTTATCATGCTTTTATAAGGCTGAATATCAGGGATGATTACCAAGGAAGAAGAGGCATAAGTCATGGATTGCTTGGCCTTCCATGCTGCTTCAGCTTCTTCCGTTCCTATTTTGTATCCCCAATAATTAAGAAAATGCTGCTTTTCAGTCATACTTCCTCACCACGCACAATAGTCTTTGGCTTTGCGATTGCTTGCATGGCTTCGGTTATCTTGCCCATTGCGTCAGTGTGCATCTTTGCCATTTTGTCCATCTTCTCACCGCCCAAGTCTTGATCTACCTTCTGGGCTGCGTCACTCTCAGCCTGTAATTGTTGGGCATTAGCTTGGGTTTGTGCTGCTATTTCAGCAATGATTATCTTGGTGGAAGCGTCCAACTCAGCCTTGTATTTATCAAAAGACATCTGCTGTTGAGCTAAATGATTGGCTTGTTGCATTTCCATCTGTTTCAATGCCGCTTCGTGCTGTGAGTTCTGAGCTTCTCGTTGTGCTTCTATCTGGTTCTGTGCTTGGATTTGTTGGGCTTGGAGTTGTTGTTTATGCTCTTCAAGTTGCATTTGTAACTGGGTCTTCTGTTGCTCTATCTGAAAGTCCATCTGGGCTTGCTGTTGATCGGCCTGGGCTTTCATCTGCAAAGTCTGTTGATCCATCTGACTTTGAGCCTGAATCTTCATCATTTCAGGGTCAGGTTTCGGCTGTGGGTTTTCAGCGTCTTGTTTGGCTTTTAGCTTGGCTTGGTCAATGAATGTATCAAAAGACCCTTCGATAGTTTTCCCAACCTTGAACCCGGATACCCCGAATTTCAACATTTCACCCATTAAAGGGATAAGCTCTGGAGATTGTTGTCCGGCTTCTACTGCTTCCTTCAGGAATGAAGCGGAAGCGGTCAGGAAAGCAACCCTGTCATCTTTCTCCTGGTTCTCGTCCATCATCACCAAGGAATCAGCTTCTACTTCGATTCTCAATGAGCTTGTGCCACCTTTCAAAAGCTGAATGGCAGGCTCTATAAATTGCTGATCGTCTTGGGATAGGCTTTTTACATCTCCAATCATCATCAAGGTTTGTGGATCGAATTGCTTGCAGATGATTTGAGCTTTGATTTTTAGCAGGTCAGTGGCGAACTGGGCTACCGAGTTTTGCATAGTCCGAAGCCTCATTGAACCGAATTGACCCTTTAATTTCTGCGCTGAAGCTGTTTCGTTGGGGTCAGTCGAAGCCCTGAGAATGTCGGATAGGCCGGTAATCTCATATATCTGGTTCTTTTGTTGCTCCATTGAACCGTAAGCCGCTTCCAAGGCTTGAAAAATAGGCTGTAGGTCAATTAAGTCAATCGCACCTTTAAGACCGTTCTTTTCGCTAAAAGCTGTCCAGTTACTTACGCCAATAAGGGTATTATTCTCGCCCTCAGTCAGTAAGCGTTTAAGTTCTGGTATCGCGGCATCATAGACACCCTTGACCTGCAATGCTTTAATCAGGCCGTCAACACGATCACAAAGTATATCCAGAGCATTGGCCTGGTCTTGATACAAGGTGAAGTCAGGAACAGGTATAAGGCTATCAGTTGTCAGTGTGGCATAGAGAGGTCTAGGACAAGGCCAGAACTCATCCAGTCCTAATGGATCGTCCTTCTCATCCAACAGGTCAGGCATGGCCTTTGAAAGCCAATAAGCCTTACCTTCTTCCTTATCCCATATCTCATAGATACAGGCTTCATAATTCTTGTCCGAAGATTCTTTTTTCCCTTCAGGCTTGGTATCAAGTGGGATTTTCTCGCCCAACTCTTCACCAAAGCGCTCTACAAGAGCCTCTCTGCCCATATAGACCTTGCGCCAAACTCCGGTTACTTCTTCCCATGTCCTAGCGATGGTATGACCGAAGTCTTTCCAATGGACATAATCAACCGGCGCGCATTCATAATCCAGAACGTCATGCGTTTCTTCGTCAGTGTCTTCGGTAATTTCCAGACCATCTTCTAATGACGCATCCTTGAAATGCGGCTCATAACGTACCCAAGCCAGTCCTCTCCCACCCAAGAACCGATCCTGGACACAGTTGACCATTGAACTGCGATAATTAGAGTAATGTTCAATCTCATATTCAAGCGCACGTTCAAGTATTAACGCCGCCACTCGTCCTATCGGGTCATTGTCGTTAAAACGCCGACTTACATCAGGTTTAGGCAATCGTGAAAATACAGCTGGAACTGCAACCTGAACATTAGACCAAAGGATATTGAATTTACTCGTTACCGTGCTAGTAGTGGCTGAACGATTATCGTCACGATACCGTTTGAGTATCTTGTCAACACGTGCTTCCCACTTCTTGAAGTCTTTTTCATAGGACGCAATGGTATTGAGCCAACCTGTTACAGTTGGGTCTTTTTCCTTCTCTTTAGCCATTATTTACCTAATAAAAAACCGCCAGAAGGCGGTTGGTTGTTATACTGTCCATGATGTTATTTCAATCCGTACAGCCATTCAGTAGGAGTGCAGACTATCGCAGTCCCCGGTGCAACGTAATTGGTATTCAGCCAAGCAAGGTACAGTTGGAAAGCCTCAAGATAAATTTGTGTTGCATTGCCCGTCGCGGTTGCACCGCCGTTGCTGCTACCGGCGATCAAGCTGTGGACGTAAACCATCATGTCTGCGCCGTAGTTGATATGGCCTAGCGTCTGCGCTTGCCAAGTCGCCAGAACAGCACTGCCACCGCCGGCAGGA